ACAGTCAAAGACTACAAGGCAAGGATGGCTGCATGAGAGTATTTGACTGTGTGCAGGGAACTCCTGAGTGGCTGGAATGCCGCTTAGGGTTCATAACGGCATCTCAGGCCTCTAGTTTCTTTACGTCTAAGGGTGAAAAGCCTACCAAAAGCGTAACTGATAAGGCTATAAACCAGATTATAGGCGATAAACTAGATCGCTTTTTGGTGGCTGGCTATGAATCTCAGGCCATGAAAGACGGTAAAGAAAAGGAACCGCAGGCTAGAGCTACCTCAGAGCTTCTCTTAGGCATTCAATTTAAGGAGGTAGGGTTTATAGCCCATGACGATTACGACATAGGATGCTCTCCTGATGGCCTTCTAGGAGATACTTCTGGCATAGAGATAAAGTGTCCTCTCAAGGCTACCCACGTTGGATACCTTAGATCAGGAAAGCTACCCGCAATATACGTTCAGCAAGTACAGCTTACAATGCATCTACTAGGCCTTGATAGCTATTACTGGATGTCCTACTACCCTACGCTGCCTCCTGTGTTAATTGAGATTAAGAAGGATCAGGAACTGCTAGATAAGGCGTGGCCCTTATTGGTAACCGCAGCTAAGACTATTACAACTGAAACGGAGAAACTTGATGAGTTACGAAACTGAAAAAACTTTTAGCCTAAATCCCTGCAAAGGGTTTCAAGGAAAAATGGAGGTAAATGGTAAAACTGTCTATCTTTCTGGAGTTGAGAAAAGCACTAGAGATGGCAGGAAATGGCTGCAAGTTATGGCAGATGACCTTTCTTTTTCTTTTACTCTGAATATTTCCAAGTATGATGATAAGGCTTACTTTGGAAAAGTAGATATTGAAGGACAGACTTTTAATCTAAAAGCCGCTCAGAGAGAAAGCTCTAATGGAATGTTTATTAGCGGTTGGCAGGCTCAAGATAAAGTTGCAAACAACCCTCCTCCAGAAGCAGCAAAGATTGATCTTGATTTAGAGGACATACCGTTTTGAAAATTGATGCTATTGCAAAACCTATTTCCAACAGAGGTAGAAAACAAACCAGCAAATACGTTAAGCAATTTATAGCTTTAAAAAAAGGCGGCAAAGATTGTCTGTTGTTTGATTCACATCATGCTATGAGAAGTGCGTACTACGCTATATATGCTCATTGCCAGAGGAAGGATGTTAGTTACAAGCCTTTCTCTAGCCCGGTGGAGGATGGTTTTGCAATTTGGAAAACCTAGAGTCTACGCTGCACACATTTGCAGCCTAAAGACCAGAGAAGAGCGAGTGGAGGCTTTGGAAAAAGTGCCAGCCAAAATTCGTTCTTGGGTTAAATTTTACGTTGAGGACGCTTATGTCAAACGAAACATTCAAAGAGCTAGAGAAAACAACACTTGAGTTTGCTCAGGCTGAGTCTGAGAAAGTTTATTTAATGGAGTACAGAAAGTCTTTGAAGGCTATACTAATGGCTAAAGCTGAGGCTAATAATCCCAGCCTTGCAATAGCTAAACAAGAAAGAGAGGCGTATGCTGACCCGGAGTATATTGAATTTTTAAAAGGCCTTAAAGTTGCTGTAGAAAAGTCTTTGTCTTTAAGGTTTAAAGTAAAAGTTATTGAGATGAAGTTTGAGTCTTGGAGAAGCAAGCAAGCCACCAGTAGAGCAGAGATGACTTTAAAATGAGAGTTAAGATAAAACCTTCAGACAAATGGTTTTCTAGATGCATAAGAGAAAGAACCGGATGGACCTGTGAAGTTTGCGGATCATCGCATGAAGAAGGTTCTCAAGGACTCCACTGTAGTCATTACTTTGGTCGGAGAGCAAATTCTTTGAGGTGGTCCAAAGACAATGCATTTGCTATGTGTTTCGGTTGTCACCAAAAGCTAGGTGGTAACCCTGATGACTTTAGGCTGTGGGCAGTTAATAAAGTTGGTCAAGGCATGATAGACATTCTCAGAGAGAAAAGAGAAGACATAAGCCGCGCCAAAATTTTTAAGAAAAACGAAAAGGAAGTTGCCAAACATTATAAAACTGAATATGAGTCTATGTTAGAAAAAAGAAACGATGGAGAAACAGGAAGGATAGAATTCCAAGATTACTTATGAAAGATGATCTGTTTTTTTTCAATAATGTTTTTGAAACTCTTAATACTCTAGGAGAGTTTAAGGCTATAGAAGATATTGATATACAGAAATGGTTTAATAAAATATTTGAAGATGTTGAAAATAAAAAAAGTAAACTATCAGACCCTGATCTAACCGTTATAGCTAATCTTTATATGTTATTTTCTATTCATCAAGAAAAGAAAATTCAAGAAACTATGATACTTATCAATGACACTATTCACTAAGCTTAACTAACTTTCTGTTTGCTAAGTGAGCTGCCTGTATCTCTTTTTTGTTCTGACCTTCATATTCGACTGCGTGATGATTCTTAATAAGTTCTTTGCATAGCCACTTGCCGCCTACCTTGATGTCAGCCAGCCACCGTCCATACTTGCCTTTCTTGTAAGTCCTAAGAGTAACCTCCGTACCTACCGGAGAAAACGCTTCGACAAATGCTTTTGCTGCAAGACCATATTTCCGTTCTTTTGGATCTCTACCTTTTCTGCGAGTGGATTCGGGTGTGTCAACTCCATTAAGGCGTAAACAAATCCCACGCCCAGTATCACCGCAATGATGCAAGCCAAAGCCCAAATCAACATTAACATACATCGTATCCCCATCGACAATTTTAGAAACCGTAGCAGTAAAGATGTACGGATTAGACATACTCACCTGTACGGATAATATCTGTAAGCTCTAAGCTTCTGCCACCAACTTGTTTGGCCCATCTGCTGTCTAAAAACTCTGTTGCAGCAAGGTCGTATAATCCAGCCGCCATAGCGGCGTTTGCCAGCTTAAATCCTCTATATTTTGTAGCACCCAGATTTAGAAAAATATTGATAATCGCCTCTTGTCTTGGCTCCGATTCAATCTGACCAAACCAAGGATATTCTGAACTTAATTCTTTTATGCACCTTAGAATGTCGTTAGACAAAAGATAATCTATCTCTTCCATTGTTAAGCCAATGCCTGTTTTAGAGATGTTTCTGCCCACACCTATATGCTCAAGACCGTTTATATCTTTGTAAACGTGAGTCTTGACACCTTCATGCCTTTTTAATTGTTTTATTAGTTTGTCCATTTTATTCACTTTGTACTTGACCCAGAAAACCAAAATGCCGCCATCGTCCCAAGTATACCCGATAATTGTCCGAGAACGAGTGAAATTATGGTTTCATCGTTTTGATCATGAGGCATTATTGTTACTGTTAATACATACGCTCCGTACAACAGCAACGCCAGTATCCCAAACACTTTAGGAGTCCAATCATTTTTGAATGTCTCTCTAGCGTGTTTTCTGTCTTCTACTTCAACTTTAAAACTGTCTAAATCAATTTCCATTTCTTTAATTTTGTTTTTAAAGTCTTTATCAGCTTCTTTAATAATCACCGCTTTTTCTGGTTCACGCTCAACAAGGTCTTCTATTTCATTAGCCGTTGCTGTATCTGGTAAACCTAATTTCTTAGCTACCATCTTGACAGCCATGCCAGAAAGAGGCCCACCAGCCGCATTAGCTATGGTTGGGGCTAACGATTTTAATAAGCCACCTAGTTTCATCTTGTTAGCAAATACACCTTTATAAGAGCCTCAACATTACTAATTACTTTCCCTCAGAGTCTTCCTCCACAATTTCTTCTATTGTGTCGCAGACATCCGGTATCGCTACACCTGTCGTAACTTCAGTAGCAACTCTTCCTACAGCCCTTATGCCTTTATAAACTCCAGAGCAATAAAGCTCTTTGTTTGCAATCATGTCCTCAGAGACTGTACAGCCAGCCATTAGTAAACACAGCGCAACAACTCTAAGCATTTTCCACCTCGTCAGCTAGTTTGTTAAGGTCTTTAATATCTTCTTTTAAAGCTTTTCTTTCGTTATCAAAGTATTTTTCTAATCTAGTTTTATAATTCTCAATGTAATGATCTGTGGCTCTTTCTGTTATGCTTCCGGTTTTTCTGTCTTCTTTTTTAGTCAAAGTATCTGGGTCTATGTAATCTATTCCGTTGCCTCCGTGGAAAAGCACTTGCTGCGATTTACTAGGCCCGTAGCACAAGCGAGGCAGCACAGCAACAGAATCACAATGGTTTATTATAGACAGTTGTGTATCTAACTCCATAGGACGTTTAAAGCCTTTGAAAAACGTATTTGGCTTTCCAAAAGTTACAACATTTAAGTTTGGGTGAGTGAGTTTAGCAGCACTTAATTCGGCCAGTGCGCCACCTAGTGAATGTCCCGTTATTAAGGTGCGCTTCTTAGGGTCAATATGTTTTTTTATTTGTTTCCAGATAGAGGCGTGTTGAACAACAAAACCGCCGTGGCATAATCGACTAGCATAAGGTAATGGAACAACAAACAAATCGGTTAGAATATCGTTTAACTTCTTTTGTGTTCCTCTAAAAGCTATTACGTCAATAGACTTTCGTTTAGCAATAAAACAAGTGGCTCCAGTAATTTTACTTTCTATTTTAATTGCATCTTTGTTTTTTTCTCTATACGCTTTTATGCTCCAAGAGCAAGCCATGTTTAATAAGACTGGGTCTAGTTTCATTGCTCAACTCCAAATATAAAAAAAGCTATTCCAGCGATAACAGAAAAACCAATAAACATATAAATAAAAGCTAATCCTATTTGCCTAATTAACAAATCGTCATCTTCATTTCGTTCAGACTTTTTCTTTGCTTTTAATTCTTTTTCTTTTTGTCTTTTTGCTGCGTTGTTTTTTATTCTTGCCCATTCCGGACTGCGCCCCTGCCTAGAATATTCTTTCCCGATAGAATCAAGCATTTTTTGATACTGATAACGATGATTTTCTATTGCTTGTTCTTCGCGGATACTACTCATTTGCGAGTCTTCACTATTTTCCGCTTTTGTTATTGCAATCTCAAGGTCTTCTTTTTTCTTAAAAAACCTGCTGATGTCATTAGACATCTCATCTAAATCTTTTTTCCGGTCAATCCCAGCCTTCACCAAGGTAAAAGCAGAATCTAGGCCTTTAAGCAAAATCGCTATTTCACCTATCATAAATAATACCTACTGTCGTCATCTATGTTTAGCGGTTGGCAAAAAGCTTTTATTTCTTCTCCTTGAGGCTGGTTGTTAATTCTTGACGCAAAAAACAGGCAGCGATTTATATCGGCAAAGCATAATGCTTCATCGCAATCTCTTGAAACAGTTTGTCCCCCAATAGTCACAATTAAAATAAAAACAGCCATTCATTACTCTAATCTTCAATTAAATCCTTATCAAAATCTGGATTAGGATCATGCTCTGACGGCTCATTTGAGACTGACTGCCACGATGCATAAGTTTCATTTTCAGACCATGTTTTGGATTCTTCATCATATTTATATTTTAGATCGACATAATCATCAGGGATGGTTACTCCCTCAACAATTTTTGAATTATCTTCATCGTAGCCGCTGAAAACGACAACACCCTCAACCATCAGAACAGGCGTATATTCAAGGGTTACATTCTCGTCAAAACTCGCAATTACCCAGTTATCCTCTTTGTTGACTAAAATATTCATAATTATCCTTTTATATAAAGGTCATTAGCGTTAATTGCCATCCCGATTCTGTTCGTATTGGAGGTCGTTGTTAATCCTCCATTAGAGGTGGCGTAATAAGTAGAACCTTGAATAAGATTCGTTTGATCTTGGTTTATACCGCCAACCAAATCAACTTGTGCATTTAGTCCAAGAGTTGCAGATGAATTAGCAACGCCGAAGAACGCCCCACTGTTAGAGCTAAACGTACCCAATTCATAAGCGAAATAAGCGGTAGTGGATTGCTTCCAAGCAACCCTTATTGTGTCAATCCGTGGATTATAAAAAGCATTGAAACTATCATAGGTGGAGTTAATACCGGAAGCCAGACTAACCATATTTATGACTGTTCCATCGAACATAAATGAACGGAGTTTACCGCCATATGCAAGAGTACAAATACCTGTTTCACTAGCAGTTTGCCACCTTGGTTTGCTGTTTTGATTATAACTGGCATAGCCTTCCGTCCAATCTGAGCCTGACACATGAGCTAAAAATGGGCTACCAACTGTAATCGTCAAAGCACACATTTGCTGATAAGCATTATTACTTCCAATATAGGAAAAAAGCATCTTATCCGAAGATGGGTCATAGACCATTGGGATGCCAACATTCCAAGAGCCATTAGCGTGATTTGGAAAATTTGTTCCAGCAATGTATTGATTACTAAAACCTCCGTTTGACCGCGCATAAGTATCACTTGATGAGTCGTAAACAAAACCATCAAAATAATATCCGGCAGAATATTTTTTGCTCATATAGAAGATATTAGTTTTGTCGTTATAGCCCCAGCCCCAAGCATAGGTAATAGGTAAACCACCGGAAAAAGTGCCTACTGTCGTTGTTTTGGAGGTTGTTTTGTTGTATCGCCTAAATAAAATTTTCGCGTAATTGCTGCCTCCCACGTTTTGCATCATGGCAACATAGTCACCCGTTTCTTTGAAAATTCCTAATTGGACTCCCCAGTTATTTCCACCCCAAGCTCCGAGATTGTCATATTGTGGTGAACTATAATTAATCTCGTTTTCAAATGTAACGCCGCCATCTTTCTTCCTCAAATAGACCATAAAGACAGTGTTTCCAGATTGATAAATAACAACCCATTGCTGAAGCACGTTATCCCAAGCAGCATCAAAATAGTAAGGTGGAGTGGATGAAACTCCATAGCCGTTTGTCAGATTATAGGCAGCGCCATAAGTGAAAGTTAGTCCGTCAGCGGAAAGAGTATATGGTATGGCGTGCATATAGTAGCTGCTGTTGGTTGCCATAATTATCCCGCCACCGTCAGGAGTTGGCAGATTAGCAAATTGTTCTGTCGTATAGTTTGCCCATGCCGTTCCAGATGGATTATAGCTACTCATAGACTGGGATTTTTGAGTTGCAACAGTAAACCTTTTTTCTATTGTTGCTGGCAGTCCCCCAGAATCAAGAAACAACAAATCCCCGCTGCTAACCGTTGAATTCACTTCATAATCCCTTCTGCCAGTTGTAGATGGCAAAGTTGGAACCAATGAATTTGCAGTCAATAACATGCTTGTCGCGCTTCTAGCTATGCCAACTTTAGAATAAGCCGTTTCAGTAGTTGAAAAAGAACCATCATAATCGAGCCAGTATTCTTGCCCGACAGTTAAGCCAGACACGCTAGTATTTGTTGCGCTAATTATGCTTATTTTTCCGGTTGCTCCAGAGGCAATATTTTCAGCAGCCAAGCCAATATACTTGCCAGCATTTGTAGACTCATAACCAATAGAAATCACTTTGGCAAAAGTTGTGTCTGGGTTTCCACCAGCAGCGTTATTTGCAGAAACAACACAAATCGCATTTAGTGAGCTTAAATAAATAGCAGAATTCTGAAAAGTATCTTTTACTGAGTTACCAAAATACTTTGGATCTATTGTTCTTGATTTTCCACTTTCAGAAACCGTTATTCCTGAGACTGTAATCTCATTATATTTTTGCTGTCCACTACCTGACGCATTTGTTCTTATATAAGTCTTATCAATCGCAGTCATATAGACCGCTTGTTGAGCGTTGTAAGCATTTGAATCATTTTCAAGCCCACCGCCTAGCTTAATTACAGTGCCAGAAGAATAAGTGGCAAGAACAGGAGTCGTGATTGCTCCACCCATTCCAGAATGATTTGAACAATAGTAATAAAGCGATGGAGCAGATGCGGCGACAACTATCTGCGTATAAGCTCCAGCTTGCCCGGGAGTCCCAACAACGGTAACTCCAGTCGTGTAAGAGCTACCGCCGCCATGAGTGCCATCGCTTGTGGTGCTAAGTAATAAAGGATGCGTAGCATTTGTGGCACTGGATTGGTCGAACTTGTAAGTATTTCCCTCGGTTAAAACTAAGGAGGCTTGCTCAACACCGTCAATATAAAATTTATTACCACTCCCTGAGTTTGCCACCGTAACTACAAGTGTATTAGTCGATGCCGTGTTTACCTTCCACGCAAAGGCATAAGCTTTAGGAGCCGCTAAATTGTCTTGACAAGAAACAACATAGACATCTTCTTTTGAGTTATAAACAATATCTGGCTGACGTTGACTAACCCCAAATATAGAAGTGGTTAATTCTGTTCCTATTTTTGTTAATGCAGTCCCATTAGACGTAAAAACTGCCACTCTAACTCCAGCTGTTGAGGAAGCACAAGCTACTGCAATTCTAGAGTTTACTGCGTCATAAGTGCTGCTAATGTATGATGTACTGATGCCAAGATTCGCCGGAGTAGTAATTGTCGGTGTTAAATTGCTAATCGTTATTATAGAGCCGTAAAGAGTGGCTGAGTTGTGGCTCCACATCATTGTCCACTTATTGTTTACTGTGTCTTTGCTAAGAGAAATGGTGTAAGGCTGCGTAGTAGTAAATTGCACCGGAGTCCCAAAAGAGATATTACTACCAGTGATTTGACCAATAACTACATAACCATAATTTGACGTACCCTTATATGCCAGTATCACTCTTTCTGCTGTAGCATCGTAACCAACATCAAAAGCATAACTTATAGCGTTATGAGCTTGAACAGCAGTACCAAAAGCAATACCTGATGAAGAAACAACACCGACTCTTACGCTTAATGTGGCGGGAGATTGAGAAGTAGATTGTGCAACTATTAATTTATTGTTTGCCGAGTCAAATGCAGTCCTAATAACATCTGAAGCACCAGCCACAGTAACATATGGAGTTTGAAATCCAGCAGTTTTAGTACCTGATACACGAGCCGCTTGACCATCCGATTTTAAAATCAGAGTTTGACCAGCAGTAATAGCTTCTGACGCAACGGCTTCCACTTCTGCGGACGCAGAGGCCGCCTCTGCCCAACTTGCTGCCGACCCATTTGTTGTTAACAACTTACCAGCGTTTCCCGTCTGAGCTGGCAAAGTATTAGATACCGCTGTATCTAGTGTATTAAGCTGCGTTTGTAAATTAGAAGTAACGCCATCCAAAAAGTTAATTACTGGAGCGGAATCACCGATATTTCGTGCATTACTCATGGCTGTACCTCTATGCTCTTAAAGCATCTATTTGAGCTTGCAGTTCTGCTATTCTTTGTTCTTTAGGGTCAACGTATCCGTCAACTGCTGTCCACGTTGTCCCATCAAAAGTGTATTTGCACCCAGCCCAATCTTCAGGAGCAGTTACAGATTCGTAAAGAGTAGCGTTGCCAAGATTCATATCTCCAATTGTAAAATCGGGAGAAGATAAATCACCAACAACAATCTTTTCATCACTTATTTGCAAAGCTTTATCGTCAGCA